TGCGCCGTGGCGGCCTCTCCCATCCGCTTCTTGAAGTAGACGCACTGGTTGCAGCGCTCGGGAGATGCGGGCGTATTGCCAACCTTTGGATGACGGCAAGTCTGATCGCTGTTCCAGTAGCAGAGGCTTACATGGCCCATGTCCAAAGCACCGTCCTTTCAAAGAGTTCGCACCATCCGGGCCAAGAGCACTTTCGGTACTCTATGTTTCCGTACTCGGGGGTGCATGGCCACGGAGGACAAAGAGACCCTGGGTTCGGGGGCTGGTCGCATACGCAGCCTTCCGGGCAGTAGGGGTCCCCTTCGTTGGATACCCCGCAGTAGTACGGAGACGGGCCTTGCTTCGCGGGATCGTTGGACCCTCCGTTGCAGGACATGCCTATTTCCTCGGTCCTGTTGATCGGTTGACACACCGGGCAACCGAACCAGCCGGCCATGTCGAGAGTCCCGCCCGACTGGCCTTCCGGGGGCATGCTGCAACCCGTGAACGGATCCCGAAACGTGGTCGCGTTGAGGCAGGCGCTTCTGCCGAAGATGGCGAAGGGCTTGATGCAGAGTGGCTCCTGAGACTCCACGACGCATTCGTCCACCGGTTCCCTGCATGGGTACGGGCAGCACGGATCCATCGAGCTGTCAGCGACATAGTCAAGGAACTTGTCCCCCGTCACGGGATTGAAGATGAGGCAAGGCTTTGCGCATTCGCCGTCCTCCTTGCACTGCGTCTCGACGCACACGATGGTGAGCACGTCGTCCGGGCGAACCAGATTGCCGGGCGAACCCCTTGGGGGGCTAACGCAGTCGAGTCCGACGATCGAGTTTGGGCAGGAACATTCAACGGGGCAGTAGGAGGAGGGAGGAGGAACACAACTGATTCCCGAGGCCGTGATCGGACCGTTGTAGGACCACTCGCGCACCGTCTGCAGTCTCCACTCGATTTCATCGGGAGACTCGGGACACCGAATGTCCTCGCAACCCTCGTAGGAGCAGGCCGAGTTGGAATCGGAGCAGCGCGCGCCAAAGCAGCAGTTCCAGGAGATGCAGGGGTTCGGCCCCGTGCGCGGGCTTGGCTCGGGCCAGACCCCGTTCGCAAGGTAATATGCTTCGCAGGACGACCAGTTGCTGAGAATGTTGCTGTTCTGGCCGCACGGAACGCACTCCGGCCCCGGGGATGTCGGTGGGATGCAGTTGCCGGACGCATTGAGGCAGGTCCAGTAGTAGTTGCAGGGTGGAGTTCCGTCGAAGCAGGGATAGAGGCCGATGTCGTACCCGCTGAAGGGGGCCGAGGGATTGGCCCAGGTGACGCACTCGCCCACGTAGGTGACCGGGCCGCAGAACAGGGGGCTCCAGGGCAACTGCCTGCAGGTGTAGCTCTCTCCGACGCTGCGCAGGTACTGCTTCTTCGAGTAGGCCAGATTGCACGTCTGGGCCGAGTAGCGAAAGAGGTTGTTGTAGGGCGGAGGGCCCGAGGGAGTGCACGAGGACCCCGAACGGGTCAGGGTCGCCGTGATGGTCCAGGTCACTTCCTCCGTCAACAGCACCTGGGTGCCAGGCAGGATCCTGATGTTGGTGGTGGCGCTTCCCGTAAGCACGATGTTGATCGGGGCCGTGGGGCTGCACGACCACCAGTCGCAGCATCCTCCGGCGCAAGGTTCTTCTCCGCAGCAGCAGGCGGACGCGATCACGGCGTTGCTCATACGCAGGTCACCGAAAGAGGGTTTGGCTCGTTGAACCAGGGTACGCAGTTCTCGTCCAGCATGAGGTCGACGATGGCGCCTGTCGGGATCCTGAGCCTGTTGACCAATGCCGAGCCAGGCACCACGTTGCCCCCGTTGTTGTCGTAGCTCAGCTCGTATTCGTTGATCGCGGTGCCCGACACGGCGCTGGTTCTTCCCCCTCCCCCCACCTCGGACCAACCATACTGCCAGTAGGTCCTGGCTCCGGAAGTGAAAGGACCGGAGGCTCCCGTGACCGTGGCCTTGAGCACGGTCTGCGAGGGGCCGCAGCCGCAGTCGCACCCGTTGCCCCCGCTTCCTCCCCCGCCGCCTCCTCCGCCGCCGCCCGTGGACGAGCCGCAGCCCGACGACAGGCACTCGTCGATGCCGAGGTAGATGCCGTTCGGGTCCTGCAGGCACTTGCCCGACACGCACGAGTAGCGGATGCGCTCCTCGGGCCCGATCGGGGGAACCGAGTCGGGGTGCGCGGTCGGAGCCGTGGGCACGGGGACCGACTGCACGAAGGTGAAGATCGACGGGGGCATGTCCCCGAGACCGCCGCCGCTGCCCGGCAGCGAGATGAGCGCCGAGGGCCCGCCCTGCCCGGGCATCGAGCCCGGCGAAGACGGCGCCGCGAACGGGGGAAACGAGAGGGCCGGCGAGACCGTGACCGTCTGGAACGCCCTGCGCGTCCGATCGCTCATGCCGCCCGCGACCAGTGGGGGTGGCACTTCCGATTCGGGGAAGTTCGCGGGATCGTCCATCAGAAGGTGAATAGGTTCTTGTTGTCGACCGTGCCGCCCGTGAAGCGCTTGCCCGATCGCGAGTTCATGTTGCCGAGGGTGTCGTGCGCGGTCTTGATCGCCTGCTTGTACGAGAGCGTGAGGAGCTGCATCTGCGCGCCCGTGACCTTGCGGCCCGTGCCTGCGCGCATGGCCGCGCTCAGCGAGATCGCGTCGATCATCGGCTCTAGGAGGAACGGAACCACCTCGTAGGGGTACGAGCCGGCGGCGTTCGTGGCCGACGTGCGAAGCGTGAGGATGCGCGTGGACGCCGCGTGTTGCGAGACGACCAGTTCATCGGTGACCCCCGATCCGAGGATGCGCAGGTAGCAGCCGACGTAGGCGTTCTCGCGCTTGTCCACCGACCCGATGGTCACGTTAGCGGGCATCGTGAACGTGCCGTTGGCGTTGAGGGTCCCGTGGTTCCCGTTCTCGTAGTGAGCCTCGACGTCGCCGCTCGGGATGTAGGCGATGCTGAAGTCGCGGTCGGCGGTGGGAGGAGGCTCGAACGAGATCGTGTTCCCCTCGAGCGCCCACCCGTTGCCGTAGAGGTTGAAGCGGTTGCGCGGATGGAAGTCCTCCGTCCAGTAGCCGGTCGAGGCGTTCAGGACGCCGACGCGCATGACCTGCCGCACGGTGGGCGGAAGGCGGTAGTGGGGGGTGCCCGTCTTCACCGCGAGCGTGAGGAGGTGGACGATCTGGTTGTCGCTCATCATGGAGACGCGCGAAAGCACGTCGTTCATGGCGCTCGCGAGGAAGAAGCGCACGAGGTAGTTGTCGTCGTACTTGGCGTCGAGGTCGGGGTCGTCCAGGTAGTGGCGGACCTTCTCGCAGTACGTCTTGAGGATGGAGCCTGTGGAGTGCATGGTTCAGCCCGTGGAAATGACCTTGTTCTGGGAGGCCCAGTTCAGGAGCTCGCGCATCTCGTCGACGTCGGCGTCGCTGTCGGGAACGTCCTCAAGACTCAGATTCTCGGCAGCCTCGTTCAAGCCCCTGCCCCTCAGCATCTTGGCCATGTCGTCCATGATCTCCTTGCGCTCGAGGAGCCGGAGCTGCTTCTCGCTGATCCGGTCGAGCCGCTTGCGCCTCTCCTCCTCGACCACGACGTGGCCCGGGCGGCAGCGGCTCTCGATCCACTCCATGTCCGGAAGATCCGCGGGACCTTCCTCGGGCTTGCCCGAGAAGATGCAGATCTCGACGCACACGGCGATTCCCTGCCCCCACGTGCGCGGCTTCACCGACCAGCAGGCCAGCCCGAACATCTTCGACTTCCGGTGGAAGTAGACGAACAGGTCCTTCTGGGAGGTGCGCTCGCGCGCGGCCTTGATCCAGGGACCGTCGGGAACAAGCTCGAACCGATCGGGGTTCATCTCGGTCCCGAGCATGAGTGCTGCCGTGATCTCGTCGTCGCTCATCGCCATGCAGGTCTCCAAAGAATAGGGGCCGCCCCATTCACGAGGCGGCCCCAGTGTAACCGTTCCGTCAGCCGCGGATCACATGTAGAGGCGATCCTCGGTCAGGCCGGTCAGCTTCATGCCGTTGACCTGGTCGGGGACGAGCTGCATGCGGATGCGGCCGGGCATCTGCGATGCCTGCGTGACGAGGTTGGCTCCGCCGCCCGACGCCGTCTGGAAGATCGGCAGCTGGTTGGTCGAGGTGCCGGTGATGGCGCCCGCGACGAACTCGAACGGGATGAACGCATCGGCCTCGCTCATCTTGGAGACGCCCTTCGGGCTCGGCGGCACGTACTTCTTCCAGTTCGACCCGCCCAGCTTGATGCCGTAGAGGGTGCCCGCCTCGACGAAGCGCGAGGTGTGGCCCTTGTAGGTCTTGCCCTCGAACGTGAAGCTGAAGCCCTCGGTCTGGCCTTCGTTCTGGATGGCCGCCGGGCGGTTGGTGCGGTCGATGCGGTACTGGCCGATCTTCTGCGACTCGTAGGCGCTCCACACGCCCTCGGACGCGATCAGGGTGTCGATCGTGTTGCCGAGGGGCTCGAACGCGCTGTGCACCCGCTGGAGGTAGCGCTTCATGTTGTACTCGGTCAACACGCCGTTGACCGCGTACTTGAAGCTCTTGAACTCCGGACGCTCGACCACGTCGATGAAGTCCGACGAGTCCGACTCGGCGCCGAGCAGCGCGGTCGGTCGGGTGCCGCCGGTCTCTGCGCCGCTCTTGAGCCAGCTGTTGATGCCCGCGATGCCGGTGTAGGTGAGCGAGCCCGCGCCGTCCACGAGGTGGCTGTTGGCGTAGACGACGTCCACGAATCCGTTCATCGTGCTCATCGTGCCCACGGTGCCCGTGGTGACGGAGCCCGCGGCGCCGGTGTGCTTCTGCCACGCGGTCGGGTTGACGCCGGTGCCGGGGGTCGCCGGCGCTCCGCCTGCGATGCAGGTGACCTTGTTGGTCAGCGGATCGACGCTTTCGACGAGGACCTGCAGACGGGTCGCGCGGGTGCCGTCGCCGAGGGCGAGGGTTCCCGAAGTGGTGGCCGTCGACTGGTCGTTCGAGTCGTTCGCGCGGACGCCGGTCTGGTTGCCGGAGTCGTAGGTCGAGTTCCACAGGAAGTCGATGCGCATGCCGCGCGCGAAGCGGTGCACGGCGAAGTTGCTCGGCTCGAACGTGAATCGGAAGGCGGTGCCCACTCCGGTCGAGGCCGTGAAGTTCGTGGCCGTGCAGAGCTTGTACGACTCGTTCTGCGAGAGGTACCAGTAGTTGCAGAGCGTGAGCGCCATGTTGCGCGCGAACGCGGTGAGCTTCGGGGCCACGACCTGATTGATGAGCGCCGGGGTGGCGTCGGCCTGCTTCTCGCCGAGGGTGAGCATCAGGTTGGTGACCATCGAGCGCATCGGGATCCCGAGCCGGTACGCCGTGGCGTTCGGGCCCTCGAGAGGGCTCGGGTACGCCTGGTTCGCCTGCTGCACGTGCATCGACGGGCCGAGGGCGTTCGTGAGGTCGCCGTACAGGTCCTTGTCACCGAAGCCCTGGCCGGCCTCGATCACGCCCGTGAGGCTGCCCATGAAGAGCTTCGTGATCTTGAGGTCGCGGCCGAGGTCGCCGGCATTGCCGACGCCGAAGCTGGTGACGGCCTTGTCGCGCCACACCGGGTCGAGGCCGGCGAGGAACACCTTGAGGCTCTTGTTGAGAACCTCCTGAATGCGGTTTGACTGACGGTCGAAGATCGACCCGGTTGTTGCGAAGGGCATGTTTCGTTCCTACGCCCATTGGGCGCGTTCAAATTGCGGATTCGGACGGGGACGCTGCAAGCGCCCGCGAGATCGTGTCCGCCGCGAAGTCCTTGACCTGACCCTCAAGGGTGCTGAAGTCGACTCCGGGCTTCCACTCCGGCGCGGGCACGGGCTTCGACTTGAGGATCTCCTGCGCGTCCAGTCCGTCTGCCGTTTCCGACGACCGACCGAGACGGTCGAGATCGCCGATTACCGAGCGGAAGGTTCCCACGACAGGCTCCACGGCCTTGCCCACCTCCTCCTCCATCCACGAATCCTCGAAGGTGCCGGCCTGGCTGCGGCGGCTCTGCATGCGCTCGAGCGCCTGGCGCTCCAGCTGACCACGCAGGGTCGTCTCTGCCTGCCGGACCCCCTCGTCTCCGCGGAGGGACTTGGCGGCTTCCAGAAGTTTCTGGACTTCCGGGTTCTTTTTCATCGTGTTCTCGAGCGCGCGGTTCAGATTGTCGCGCAGCTCGCGCACGCGCATGCGGTGAAGTTCGGCCCGCTGGGCCTCCAGTTGTGCCTGAAGTTCGTTGCTCATGTCGTCCTCGGGGTCACCCCCACTGGTTCCGTCGTCGATGTCGGGCAACTCGATCTCCTCGACCTCGTCAAGACCCTCGATCTCGCCCTCGGGGTCGGTGCCGCCGGGAGAGTCGTCCACGTAGCCCTCGTCGTCCGCGGCCGCGCCGGTCGCCTGGATGTAGGCCTCGATCTGCGAGTCCTCGTAGCCCTGCGTCTTGAGCGCGCGGCGCACGGCCTCGCGGCGGACCCCGGGTTCCACGTCGCTGCGGAACAGCAGCCCGACGTTCTCGAGTTCCTCGCGGAGTTCCTGCGTGTAGTTCTTCTGCGCCTCGAGCTCGGTGCGCGCCGACATGAGCTCGCCGAGCGTGGTGGTGCTGCCGTCCTCGAGCGTGATGACTGTGTTCGGGTCCATCTAGGCCTTTCACATCGGGGGCATCGCGGGCTGGAGCGCAGGGGCCCCGCCCTGCATGGCTCCCATCTGGGCCATCTGCTGGTCCAGCTTCGACAGCATAGCCATGTCGTCGGGATTGGGAAGGGCGTTCGGAAGTACCAAGCCCATGAATCCCACGAGCGTCTTGTGGTACTCGATGAAGGCGTCCTGCACCGAGGCCTCCGCCAGCGCCATGACGGGGCTCGCCATGAACGAGTTGAGCACGCGGACCTGGAACTCGGGCTTCACGGTCTGCGGCGTGAGCACGAGCTGACCCGGGTTCTTGCCGTCCCCGTAGAGGAGCAGGCAGTTGCGCACGACCGACTCGTAGGCCGACTGGTGCTCGTCCGACCACATCGCGAAGTCGAGGCCTTCCTTGAGCGCGAACAGCAGGAAGGTGTCGGGGTCGATCTGGAACTGCTGCTGGAGCTGCAGCGCCTCCTGCTTGCGCGCGACCTTCGACCGCGGGTTGATGTCCCTGATCTTGAAGGAGAGCTGGCTCAGGGAGGGAAGCGGGTTCGTCTCGAACGAGACGGCCATCGTCTCGGGGTCGACCACGACGCCCGCGAGGTCCAGGGTGAGCTGGTCGACCGTGAAGGTGCGCGGGCTGAACACGACCTCCCGCACGGCGCCCGCGAGCACCGAGCGGTAGGCGTCGCCCCACGCCTGCTGCACTCCCGCGGTCGGGGTGTTCATGGCGCGGTTCACCTGCTCGTCGAGGAACTGGAGGCCCGTCGCGGAGTCGACGCGGCCCTTCTCCGCGAGCAGGTCCCTGATCGGGTTGAGCCGGTCGATCTGCTGCACGGCGAACGAGCTGACCTTCCCGGGGACGTCGCCGCTCGTGAACGGCGTGATGTTGAAGGGCCTGAAGCCCTCGCTGATCGGGTCGGGCTCCCACGGGAAGACGCGCAGGCCCTGGCCCACGTCGCGCAGCATCGTGTTCGCGTTGAACGAGCCGTGCGGAAGCACGAGCACGCCGTACTTGTCGATGTCGCGGATGTTCTGGAAGAGGGACTTCTGCAGGCGCTCGGCCTCGCGGCACAGCGAGAACAGGAGGTCGAAGACGCCCGCCCCGTGGAACGACCCGTTCTCCATGAACCGCGCGAACCCGATCGGGCAGTAGACCTCGCGGCCCTCGAACGACTCGTCGTGCAGCGTGCACTCGCCGCTCGTCACGACGTAGCGCTCGACCGTGTCGCGCGGGCCCTTGAGCCAGAGCTCGCGCACCCTCACGACCTGCTGCGACTCCTTGTCGGAGTCGTGCAGCGCCATGCGGTCGTCCGAGTAGGTGACCTGCGAGCCGAGCGTGTACTCGTTCGCGGTCTGCTGCTCGTAGGACTCGCCCGGCTTGATCGTGTAGTACTCGATGCGGTCCTTGTTGCGCGTCACCTTGGAGCCGAACTTCTCCTTGAGGTACTCCATCGAGACCATGCGCTGCCGCAGGAGGCCGCGCTGCTTGGTGTAGTCGTGCACGAGGCTCGGGAACGGGAACAGCTCCATCGGGTGCACGACCTCGAGGTCCGCCGTGAGGCCGACCGTGGGGTGGTTCACCATGTGGCCCGTGATGCCGCACGAGCCGAGCAGCGTGAAGATGTGGTTGAACTGCGGGACCACGCGCTGCAGCTGGTGCTCCGAGACCACCTGGTCCAGCATGATCTGCGCGATCGACCGCTGGCGGATCGAGCTCAGGGAGGAGCCGACGCGCTGCACGAGCGGCCGGAAGTCAAGGCTGCTCAGGCGCCCCGAGATCTGGTCCACGGCCTTCAGGAGCTCGCTCGACTGGAACTCCAGGCGGTCCTGCTCGTCCAGGTACGAGTACCTCACCGTCCCGCTCTCCGGGTCGAACACGTCGAACTGCCTCGCCCCCTGCAGGTAGTACAGGGCCACCAGCCAGGTCGCCCGCCTGTACGACAGGCGGTTCGTCTCCCGCTCCACGTGGGCGTCGATGATCCGGGCCAGAGCCATCGGGTCCTTCGTGAGCTTGATCGGGTCGGTTGCCATTTGAAGCCTTTCTCGCCGCGTACCCTCCCGGGATCATGCGGATTCGTTCCTTGGTCGGAGCATACTGCCTGACCGTGTCCTGCGCGGGCATCGCCCCCTCGTGGAGACCCCCACTGGTCCCGACGGACGCGTGGCGCGGGCCGTTGCCGTAGTACGAGAGGCAGAGGATCCCGAACCAAGCATCAGAGAGGGTGACGGTCGCGCCCACGGGGCCCCGGACCAGTGGGGGTTCCTTGGACTCGGAGCCTCCGAAGTACCAGCGGCTCATGGCCTCGAACACCTCGAGGGGTACCCGGGACTCAGACCTTGGACCCTGGGGCGCGCTTGGCTGGATTTGCGGTTCGTGCATCGAGGATCTCGTTGATCTGTTCGGCGGTGAGCTGGTTGATGTCGAGGCCCTCGCCGATGTGGACGCCCTTCTCGTAGAAGTCGCCGTCGCGCAGGCGCTCGAAGAGGGTCTTGTCGGCCACGGCGCCCGGCGCCTTCGAGAGGCGGCCGCGCAGGATGAACTGCGACATGGCCACCGCGTCGATGCAGTCGTCCTTCTCGAGGCCGCCGTCGGGCGCCTCCGGGTTGAACGACTCGATCTGGTCGAAGAGGTGGCGCCAGGGGAGCATCTCGCGCCGCCACAGCGGCAGCTTGATCTTGCCGTGCTCGAAGCGGAACCCGAGCGCCGCGATCTTGTCTGTCTTCTCGGCCATGCCCGGGTTCAGCTTCACGATCTTGGGCAGGTGCTCGGTGCCGGCCATGTCGCGCGCGCGCGTGGAGACGATCGAGTGGAGCGCGTTGTAGAGCGAGACGCCCTCGCGGATCGACTCGGGGTGGACCGTGGGGCAGCGCCAGCGGTCGGCCATCTCGAAGACCGCCTTGACCTGGGCCGTCTCCTTGGACTGCTTGGCCCACAGGTCGAGGACGAAGACGTCGTTCTGCGGCGTCACGGCCATGAGGCAGGCGACCTTGAAGTCGGAGTCCGTGGTAGCCGTGTGCGAGGTGTCGGCCGTCATAAAGAGGCGCGCGTACCTCGTGAGGAACTCGACCAGCGGCATCTTGATCCGGTGCGTCTCGCCTTCGCGCAGCTCGTGCCAGCAGATGCTGGCCGTGGTCGACAGGGGCTGGTCGATCTTGTCGTCGATGTCCTCGAGGACCCAGCCGTGGCGGACGTCGTCGAGGGTCCCGAAGAACGAACCTTGGCCGTCGCCCGGCGAGGCCATGTACTCGGAGGAGAAGTTGGCCTCTCCGATCGTCTCGCGGATCTCCTCGAGCGACAGGGCCTCGGCGAAGCGGGGCTTCTCGACGGCAAGCAGGAGACGATCGCTCTTGGTCGCGGGCCACATGTCCGGCCAGCAGGAGACGATGCGTCCTTCCTCCTCGAGCGCGGCGGGGATCACGAGGCGCGCCCAGCGGTTGAAGCGCGGATCCTTCGCGCGCAGGCCCTCGGGGGTCTCCTCGACCTGCATCGCGTGCCACAGGTAGTGACGCTTCGACACGAAGGTGCCGACCCAGTCGACTCCGGTGTCGGGGCGCGTGACCATCGGGATCACGATCTTGAAGAGGAGCTCGTCCATGTAGGAGCGGAGCACCGACATCGCCGTGGTGGCCTTGGGATCGTACTCGGGGTCGTCGAGTCGGTATCGTCGCGGACGGCCGCCGCGCTGCTTCGACGACGCGCTGAGGAACCGGATCCACGAGCTGTTGGCGAGGACCATGTGCTCCGTGCTGAAGGAGCCCTCGCCGCGGCGCGGCACGATGCGGTCGCCGTCGAACTCGGGGGAGAAGTCGTCGATGATGCGGGAGTTGTGGATGAACTGCCGCTTGAGCCGCTCGCCGACCTCGCGCGTGTTCGGATGGCTCGAGGTCGCGTAGACGAAGGAGTAGGCCGGCCTCGTCAGCAGGCGGAGCAGCATGTCCTTGCAGTTGAGGTAGCTCTTGGCCGATCCGCGCGGCGCGACGCTGGCCGTGAGGCGGTACGCGGCCCACTGGCGCGCGAGCACCCAGTGAAAGTCGGGGGTCTCGAGCGGCGTGTCGTCGTAGAACAGAGGGTTGAAGTCCTCGTCCTGGTCAGGCGTCAGGTAGTAGCGGTCGAAGAACCAGAGGGACGAGACGAGGTTGTCGCCGCGCTCGTCGAGATCCTTCGTGGGCAGGGACCAGAGGCCGCAGGCGTTGACGCGGGCCTGGCGCTGGCCGTCGGCGGTCAGCGTGTCGTAGTCGGCCGGCAGCGGATGCAGGTCGTTTCCCTCCGCGCGGGTCGCGATGCGCTTCGGATCCATCAGCCCCCACTGGTCACGAAGAGGTGGGCGGCGGCCAGCATGCAGAGGCCCGCCATCATCTCGGACGGGTTCTCGGTGGCCGGGCTGAAGCGGTGCAGGGTGGAGGCGATGCGCACCCACCTGTCGCGGAACCGGTTGTCCTCGGTCAGCTCGGCGCGGATCGAGGCGCCGAACGACGAGGCGCCCCCCACTGCCCGGTCGATGTCGATCACGCCCAGGTCCTCGTAGACGTAGGCGCCCCACGCCGCGAAGTCCTCGTTGCGCAACTCAGCCAGGCGGTTCTCCAGCAGGTCCAGCGAGGCCGGTCGGCGGAAGGACTCGGTTGACGAGGGCGCCGGTGCCGAGGGACTTGAGTCCGCGGACTTGGCTGAGGAGCCGGGATTCGGAACGGGTCTGCTCGATGATGTTGCCTTGTTCGTCATGGCCGACCATCTTAGCGGAACCCGTGACGATAAGTCCATTGACATCGGCGACTTCCCGTACACGCCTGTTCAATCTTTGAAGTGCGGAAAGCCGCGTGTTGTCGTCGAGCGAGTTGCGCGCGATGTCGATGTACATGCGCACCTCCTCCTCGACGTCGAAGCCCGAGGCCCGGATGGCGGATGCGACGCCGTCCATCGAGAACATCGAGCGGATCACGTCCTCGCCGTCCTCGATCTCGGGCTTGTCCTCGGGGTTCTTGCGGCTCATGCGGCCTCCTGCTCGCCGCGGGCCATCGTCAGGCCCATCAGGATCATGCCGGCCATCGCGGCGACGAGCACGGGGTTTCGGACGCGCAGCCCGAGCTGGCTCGCGGTCTTGCGGACCTCGGCCTTGAGCGTGTTCGGGTTGATGCCTCCGCCGCGGAGGGCCCGCACCTCGCGCAGGACGCCGGGCGCAGCGCGCTCCGCCTTGGCCGCGACCTGCGTGATCTCCTCGCCGATCTTGAGGAAGTCGTCCTCGGTGACGTTCTCGCGCGCCCGGCGCATCAGGTGGAGCGCTCGGCTCTTGTCCGTCCAGGGACGGCCGCTGTCGCGGGCGATCTGGACCATCTCGTCGCGAATGACCTTCATGCGGGTCTCGCCGAAGCGCTTCTCGATCGCCTGCTCGGTGCGGTCCAGCAGGTCCTCGTCGGAGAGGCCGGCCATCGCCTTGCGGATGGCGGGCTGGGACTCGAAGAGCTCGAGCTCGCGCACGTTCTTGGCGATCGCCTCGGCCTGCTGCATCGTCATGGGCATGACGGGAAGGTTGGGCATGCCGGGCTGGCGCATGGGGTCGCGACCCGCGCGGAAGCCTGCGGCGGGGAGCAGCATGTTCTGGGCGACGTGCGTGGCCGTGGCGCGCTGGTGGCCGGGCATCGGGGCCTCGCGCGCCGCCAGGATCAGGTTGGCGGCCATCAGGTCGGTGGCGGCGGCGGGGTGCCCGCGCGCGCCCTTGCCCATGCCGTAGATGCGGCCGCCGAAGGTCCGCCGGTTCAGACCGGCCGAGGTCAGGTCCGAGGAACCGGCGATCGTGGCGACGGCGTTCAGGACCACGGCCGTGCGGACCACGCGGTTGATCGTCACCGGGTCGGCGTCGATCGGGACGCGTCCGCCGACCTTGAGTTCGTAGAGGAGCCTGTCGCGGATCGGCTTGATCTCGTCCACGACCGAGCGCATCTCGTCCACGGTGTACGAGTACTTGCCGCTCGTCATGCCTGCGATGCGCTTGCGCACGGCCTGGTAGAGCTCCTCCGTGGCCTTGGGGTCGTCGGCGATGATCGGGCGCAGGTACGAGTGGTCGTACTCGAGGCGCGGATCGAAGCCGCCGAGAACGAACGGCGCGGGCCCGCCCGTGCGCACGAGGCCGCGCTCGTACCCGAAGTACGGCTTGATCGGCTGGCCGGCGAGGACCCGGATGGTCTCGTCGACCTGCACGGGATGGAGGTACGCCGGGAGGTTCCCGAGCTCCTGCATCTTGCCGCGCATCGGGTGCCACATCTGGGGGATGTTGCCTGCGCCCCGCGTCTTGGGCGCGCGCCCTAGCGCGGCCGCGCCCTTGCCCTGCACGATCTCGTCCGTAAGCCCCGACGAGCCGAGGGCCAGCACGACGCGGTCCGGGTCAAGAGAGACGCCCTGGCCCGTGAGCAGCTGGTTGGCCCACTTGGCGATCTCGGCCTTCGAGAGCGTGAGATGGCTCGGAGCGATCGACATGCAGGGTCCTTGCGGACGATCAGGCGAAGAGTGCGATTCCCGTGACGTCCCCTGCCGTGACGGCCGTGTTGTTCGTGAGGCCTTGGCCGCCCGTGACCATGACGGTGATGCCCGTCGAGAAGGCGGCTCCACCCTCGAGGCTCCATACGATCGATCGGTTGGGAGGGATCGCGATCTCGGCGAGCGCGGAAGTCGTGCCCGGCGTGACGGAGGCGGACAAGGCGTTGAAGAGCTTGACGAAGCGCGCCGCCGCGTTCGTGTTGCTGAGCGTCAGGCCGAGCAGGCGGCCGGCGCCCGACTTGAGCTGCTGGGCCGCGGCGGTCGCGGGACAGTTCACGTTGGCGAGCGTGGCGGCTCCGGTGGCGTTGGCGCGGTACTGGACACCGACGTCGCCCACCGCGGCCGCGCCTGCCGCAAGACCGACGGTCTGCGACGCCGCGATCGCGACGGTTCCGATCGGAGTGGTGGCTGCGGTCGCGCCGGTCAGCAGGACGGCCATACCTTGACCGGCGGCCGACGCGCCTCTTCCCGCAGTGACCTCGGTCGTGAGTTCCGCATAGTCCTGGCAACTCAAGAACTGCATCTGGTAGTTGATCGCGGACGGAGCGAGACCGCGGGCTGCGCGGCCGGACCCCGAGACGTATGCGCCGCCGAAGACGGTTCCCTGCAAGTCAAGCGTGTTCGCGTCGACCACCGTGACCGTGAAGGAACCCCGAACGACGTTCCCGTTGTTGGTGACCCCGACAAGGGCCTCGACCCAGAACTTGTCTCCCGTGGATCCGCCGTGTCCCGTCCTTGTGATGCGGATGACCCCGCCGGTTCCCGCGACCGCCCCGGTGATCGCGCCCCAGGCTCCGAAGTTCATGGAGCGAATGCGGATCTTGAAGAGCGCGTTCGGGTCGGGAATCTGCTGATGGCGCACCCACGAGGCGTTTCTGCCCGCGTTCGTGTCAAGAGCCCTGGTGTGGAACCAGGCCTCGTCCGCAAACGGCTCCATCTCGAGGATCGTGTATGCGTTCGTGTTGTTGATGGCGACATCGTTTCCAACCAAAGGAACCAGACCGCCGTTCTGGGTCTCGTAGTCGGCACTGGTGGTGCTGCTGGCGGCGGCTCCTCCAAAGTCCCATGAGACCCTGTGCCTCTCGTCCACCGCTCCGGCCGCGTCCACGGAAACCAGCTCGATGTAGTGGTGCGTGTTCGCCTGGCGGGTCGCGCCCGAAGTGATCGCGGCCATGATGCGGCACGGGATCGTGAAGGTCTCCTTGCTCAGGAGCTCGGCGTAGCCTCCCGCGGTCGTGCCCGAGGCCAGCGTAAGGACCCCCGAAGAGATGGTCGCGGTGGTGCCGTCAGCCTGGATGAGATCCCACCTGTCGACCAGCGGACTGGTGAACGAGTCGCGGAACTTCTTCTGGATCGACTTGATCTTCACCATGTCGTCGACCGAGTCGTAGCCCTCAATGCGTTGGACAGGCGTGTGTACCCCGCCGGACTCGACGGTCCGCATGGTCTCGACGAGCCCGTTTGCATCACGAATGACGACGTTGTTTGGCATGGACGAACCTCAGAAGAAGAAGGGAAAGTACATCGAGTTGGCCGACTGGGAGAAGTCGAGGGATGGAACGAAGGGGGCTTCGCCGCCCGAGGCGCGGCCTACGGCTACGGCCGTGTTGCGACGGACGCGGAACGACGGGTTGAACCTCGGGCGGCGGACGCGCGGCATCAGGCGCAGCCCTTGCCCTTCGACTTGCCCTTGCCCTTGCCCTTCGGCATCGGCTTGGCGGCGGCGGACTTTCCGAACAGGAACGACGGCTTCTTGCCTTCCTTCTTCATCGTGACTCGCTTTCCGGGCCTGTGGCCCTTGACGGGTTCATCATACCGTCACTTTGCCTTCAGGGAGTCGGGGAGAAGCAGCTCGATCTCGATCTTGATCGAGTTGTCGCGTTCCTCGTCCTCCTCGTCCTCCAGCTCCTTCTTGTCCTTGCGGGACCTCGGCTTCTTCAGGAGCGCGGGCGGGGGCATCATCTCGAGGCTGTGTCGTCGGTTCGGGGTCACGTCAGCACTTCCACGCCCGAAGGCTCTTGTTGATGCGGGACTTTGGATCGGACGCGGTCTTCTTCGACGTCAGCTTCCTCTTCATGCCCTGCATGCGCGCGCAGAAGCTGTCGCGCCTGGGGCCGCCCTCGGGCTGCGGCGCCTTCAGGTTCGAGCCCGTGGCGCGGTTGTACGCGGCGCGGCCCGCGGCGTTGAGACCCCCACTGGGATCGCGGTGCGCGGCCTTGAAGTCGAAGCGCTTCTTCGCCGCCATGAGTCAGCGTCCTCCCTTGTTGAAGAACAGATCCCGTTCGAGATTGGACCGTCGGGCCTCGAAGGGCTTGGCCTTTCTCTTGAGATTTCTCTTGTAGAGGGTTTCCAACGCAACCTTGTCGCCTATTGACGCGGCCGTTCGCTCAGTGGCTCGCTGAGCGGCCCGATGACTCTCGCTCATATTCCTTGTTCCATCGCGGAGCTTGTTGCCTCTTTTCGACAGTCCGCGGAACTCGTCGTTCATCGTCGGCACTTCAAAGCCACTTGCCGCTTGCTTGGCCGCCTGACTGTTCGGCTTCACCTTGGCCTCGGCCATCAACTTGTTGAACAAGGTCTTTGGGACCAGCCACCTGTCTTCCGGCGGAAGCTTGCCTCTGTGCTTTTTGTAGGCGTAGAGAAAGCCCTCCTGGCCCTTCCCCACTGATTGCAGAGTCTTGTTCGACTCGCCCAGCTTCGCGGCAAGTCGTTGAATCATCTTGGATGTAACGATCACGAATCGAGCCATGTCAGGGTTCCTCTGAGCAATGGGGGTTCAGTAGCCGTGGCCGCCGAACTCGCGGCGGTCGACCTTGGTTCTCCCCCGCGCGGCGCGGCGGTCCTCGGCGCGGTTGGAGGCCAGCATGTCCTCTTCCTCCGCCCGGAGCATGCGCTTCGGCTCCCTTCGACCCACCCCTCCGCCGCGAGGCATGAAGGTGGTGGTGGTTCCTCTTGCATCGGTCTTGCTGGGGTAGGACCGCTTGCCACGAAGGGCGCGGATTTCGTCGACGGTGCCCTGTGCACCCCTGATGCCCTCGAACTCACCGGGCCTGGTGATCCGCAGCCCGTCTTCCAGACCCGCCGCGCGGAGGAGGTTCTCAAAGTCGGACTTAGGCAAAATGTGCTTGCCTTCGGCGCGCGCGGTCTCGCGGGCCTTGCGGCTAAAGCCTCGGCCTACCGGGCCCGAGGCCAGCGTTTCCTGGATGTCGCCCACCAGCCCGGAGGCTCCTTTCTTCTGGGCCTTGCGTAGAAGGGACTCGAGCGTGTTGAAGGCGATCTTGACGAACTTGGCCATGTCAGGGTTCCTCGGGGCAGTGGGGGTTCAGGAGGTTGAGCATTCGGCGGCCGGCGTCGCGGAGTTCCTCGGCGGTTCGCGCCTCGAGCTCGACGCCGTCCATGATCCGGACCTTGTTGATCTCCTCGACAAGCATCGGAAGGTTCTGGTGGATGTACTCGAGGGAGAGCTTGTTCGTGAGGTGTTTTCCGCGGCGCCCCCCGAGGAGAGAGGAGGAGCCGGGCGCGAGGAAGTCCTTCTGCCCGAAGCGCGTGGCGGCCCAGAGGCCGATGCGGAACATGTGCACGTTCACGAGCCAGTCGTCGCCGATCTGGAGGAGCGGCACGTGGATCGCGCGGCAGAAGCGGCGGAACGAGAGCGCGCTCATCCCAAGCTCGGAGCGGAAGCGGGACTCGTGGACCCAGCGCAGCCCGCCGCCCACCGAGAAGGAGAAGGCCTTGTCGCGCGGACGCTTCTTGTAGCCAGGCTTGGTCATCGGAGCCCGTAGGGTAGCGGCAGACGGAAGGTGGCGAGGTCCATGAGCTGCGCCTGCGGGGTGCGCCGCAGCGCGCGGCGCGCCGCGGACACGGGCCCGCCTGAGACGGGCGGATCGGTGGGGTCGCGTCGCGAGGAGTCCCAGAGATCGGGATCGTTCGTGGGGTTGCGGGCGACGTCGTCCGCGAGCATCTGCTCGTAGAGGGAATCGGTGCGCTTGCGCTCTTCCGCGAGCCGGGCCTGGCGTCCGTAGTCGGTCGCCTCGAGGTTGAGTTCGCCCGAGGGGGTCAGGACGCCGGCGAGGCGCAGGCGGCCCTCGGGGGTCTCGTTCGTGAAGCGCCGCGGATCCTGGTACACGAAGGGCTCGGGCGCAGGGCGGCGCGCGACGCTCAGGGGAGCGGGACGGCCGTCGAGGTACACGGCTTTCTCGCCCGGGTTCAGGTAGAAGCGCCGGCCGTCGGGCGAGGTGCCGTAGAGGGTGTCGTCGCCCACGAGGTTCAGCTGCTCGGGCGTCAGGTCGTAGCCCTCGGGTACGCCAAGGTAAGGTCCAGAGGACTTGACAGGTGGAGCGGCCTGTGTAGACTGCGGGCGCGCTGTGCCGGATGGGCCGGCGGCCGGGGTCCTTGCCGCGTTGGCTCGGGTCCCGGCCGCACGGCTTTCGGCGCCAGGGCGCATGGTGCCTTCGCGAAGCGCCTTCGACTTGCTGGACCGGCGCTCCTCGGCGTCGATGCCCGCCAGGGTGTTTCGCAACCGCTCGGAGGCGCGCTGCCTCGACAGGGGATCGACCCTGTATCCTTGCGACTCGCGCTGCGCGAAGGCGTCGAGCTCGGCCTTGGCGAAGTCGCGCGCGGCCATGCGGCGAAGATCGTACGAAGAAGAAGAACCCGAATCAGTCGAAGCAGTCGAAGCGGCAGGAGCGGAAGGAGCGGGAGCAGGGGCCTTCGGGGTCTCGGGCACCGATGGCGGCGGCGTCATCGCGAACCCGGGCGCCTTCGGCGCAGGCTTTTCCTTTGGCTTGGGGACGTAGGAGGCGGCCGCTTGGTCGTCCCGGGCCCGCTTGTTCAGGAGCTCCTCGAGGAACGGGTCTGCGCTCTGGAAGCTGTAGGTGGATGGCTTGGGCTTGTACATGGGTTTCTCCGGCGCGTGGCGCCAGCAAGGATAATCAGATGACGCTCGGTACACAACAAAATCCGCTCGGAACAACGGAACCGATGAAGGTCGCGCGCGCGATGCTGCGCGTCTGCTTCGAGGACGGCATGGGCCTGAAGGAGGTGCAGGGGCGGCTGTTCGAGTGGTACGGCGGCCGGTGGGTGCAGAGGGACAGGCAGTGGCTCGAGGACGCCGTGTGGCGCTGGGCCGAGGACCTGCACGTGAGCGACGACCCGAACGGCCTCGTCGTGGAGCGCTACGGCCCGACCGAGGCCAAGGTCAACGGGATCACGCGCGCGCTCGAGGCTCTGTGCCGGGTGGCGGGGACCGAGGTGCCGCAGTGGCTGGATGCGGGGGCGCGGAACAGGGTTTCCGACCCCCACTGCTGCGTGGCGTTCCGCGACGTGATCGTGGACGTGAAGGAGAGCGCGCGCACGGGCGGGATGGCCTGCGTGCCGCGCGGGCCCGAGTGGTTCGACCCGTGCGTCGTGGACGTGGACCTGGACCGGGGAGCGTCGTGTCCGCGGTGGATGCAGTGCCTCGAGGAGTGGAGCGGCGGCGACACGACGTGGATGCGGCTGCTGCAGCGGTGGATGGGCTACAGCATGATGAGCCACCGCAGGTACGCGAAGTGGATGCTGTTCCACGGCAAGATCCGGGCCGGCAAGGGCACGATCGGCACGGTGCTCAGGTGGCTCGTGGGCGGCACGGGGTTCGTGGGGACGAGCCTCGACGAGCTGGCGGGCAGCTTCGGGCTGGACGGGCTCGAGTTTGCGCGGGTCCTGTGCATCAGCGAGGTGAGCGAGCTCGAGTCGCGCGAGGGCGAGGTCGCCGTGCGGGTCCTCAAGAACGTGCTCGGCAGGGACCCGATCAGCATCAACGCGAAGTACAAGCGGCAGATGCGCAACGTGGTCGTGAGCGCGGCGCCGCTGGTGCAGGCCAACGAGATCCCTCGGCTTCCGAACAAGGGCCGGGGCCTGAGCGGCAAGATGCTGGTGCTGCCGTTCGAGCGGAGCTTCGAGGGCAAGGAGCAGCACGACCTGATGGACGTGCTCAAGGGCGAGCTGGCCGGGATCGCGCTCTGGGCCCTGAAGGGCGCGATCGAGCTGGAGGCCGCGGCCGATGCCGAGAAGTTCACCCCCACTGATGGCGGGCTGCGGGTCGTGCGCGACTACCACCTGGCGAACAACCCGTTCGACTACTTCCTGGAGTCGCGTTTCGTGAGGAACCGGGAGGGCGTGGTCGCAAACGAGTTGATCCGACGCGAATGGAAGGACTGGTGCAAGGCCAATAACGTGCGAATGCATGTTGCGGACAACCAACTGACCGCCCGAATCGTGACCGAGAGTAGCTGGGATCTCAGCAAGATCAGGAAAGGTAAGGAAGGAACGCGTGCGATCGCGGGCCTTTCGCTGAAGAAGGACCATGATGACGATCTGGGCTGACTGGCAGGCGGACTGACAGACTTTCGCCACAACTTTTCTCTCTATACACTTTCTTCTTTATCTTCTTTCTTTTTCCTGTCAGTCTGTCAGTAAGAAGAAAAGAGAGAGGGAATAGGCCTTGGGAGCCCGGGAACGGGGTTGGCCGGGTGGGCGGGGTTGTCAGCGGAGTTGA